ACTCTATCTTCACTAGCCAATTTCTGTCACTCCTTCCTTAAAATCACCTGTTTCTCCATCATAATATAGTGCTATATTAGATAAATTTGTTGCTGTTACCCCGTGTATGTCCATTTCATCATCTACATAAAACTGCGGTAGTTGTATTGCTGTTGCCATATTCTTTACACCTTCGGCGATATCGTTTAGCTCTGCTGTTTTTTCTTCTGCTAAATCTTTGTAATCCTCATTTAAATTCTTTATTTCTGCAATCGCATTTTTTGTCTCTTCAGCTCTGTTTTCTTCTGCTTGTGCTCTTTTTTCTTCGCTTTCTGCTCTTTTTGCTTCATTTTCTGTTCTGTTCTCTTCTGCGCTCTTTCTGTTTTTTTCTGCTTCAATTCTGCTATTTTCATTTATAATTCTATCGGATTCATTTTTTATTCGTGTTTTTTCTTTTTCTATTCTTTCTTGCTCTGCTTTTTGTCTTTCTTCTTCTTTCTGTAGTCTATCTTTCTCGGATTCATTTCGTGTTTTTTCAGAATTGTCTCGGCTTGTTTCGGCTTTTTGTCGTTGCTCTTCGTTTTTAGAAATTGTTCGCTCTAGTTCGCTCATCTTGGCTATTGCAGAATTTGCAACATCTATCCACTCCTCATATTGCTCTGGAACTGTTTCTGTTGCATCTATAGCTTCGTAGACTTGCATTTCAAAAATTTTGGATTTAAAAACTTCTTCATTAGCAGTTGTTATATGCAACTGCATTTTTATTGGCTTTGCTACATCTAATAAGCTATTTTTTACATTAAAAATGTAGCTTTCTTCTTGCCTTTCAAGATTTATAAAATATTTTTCTATTTTATTTTCTTTGTTATATTTTTGTATTTCTAATATTGCCTCGCCTACAATAAAAGCAGATAGCTTAAATACTATCTGCTCTATTTCATGCTCTCCAGCAATACCAAGAAAATTATGCTCTCTGGATTTTATATTTCTTGTTTTTGTATCAATATAGATATTATTTTGCATTTTTTCTCACCTCTTTTACAAATCCTCTGCATCTTTAAATTTTTCAGTTGTTTTTAGGTAATCGTACATATCAGTTATGTCTTCTTCTTCGTCATATTCTTTACTGATATAAGTAGTTTCGATAAAAACATTCATAGACGAACCAGTATTTAATGCTTCTTTCTCTATTTCTCTTTGTGTTTTGTTTAAATAAGATGCTACTTCTATTATGTTTGAATTATTAGTAACTTTGTTAGAGCTTACAATTCTATGATATGTAACAATTACACCACTATCTAATGCGATATATTTTTTTAATCCCATTTTGAACCTCCTATCTGTAACCTATTACTTTTGTAATATATATAGAATTTTTATTTCCACCATCTATTCTATTATCATAACTCCACCACTCACCAAATCCGTCATGTAGTGTAGTTAATGATTCACTGTATATAGTATTACCTGAAATCCATACTGCTCTTGACATACCGACAACTGTACCACTTCGCGGGAAAACTCTGAAATTACTAAGATTGGCACGCCACTGATTGCTTTTTAACATTACGTTAACACTATCAAAATCACCATATCTAGTTTTAAAAAATATTTCCATAGAACTAAAATTATTAGCAGATTCAAATAATGTGACAGTTCCTTGTGTTCCAGATTGATTTTCGTATAAGATTTTCTCTACAGAAGCTTCCCCATCTGTAGAAAAAATCTTTCCTGTTACAGTCAAATCTCCTGTTATAGTTCCTCCAGTTTTATCAATTTTATTTCCTACAGTTCCATCTCTTTTTTGTTGTCTCTGTTTATCAGTAAAATCAATTCGTAAATTTCCAGTTTTAAAAGATATAAAATTTTCGTCTGTTATTGTTATTGCACTTATATAACTATCGTATATGCTATCTTCTGTCTTTATCTTTATTCGTCTTCCTAAATATAATTTAGAAACATCTATAAGCTTAGAAGTTTTTGCTATACTAAATTCTACTAAATGTTTATATGTATTTGCTTTTATTGTGTTTAAAGCTTCTTCTTTTGCATTTTCTAATGTGTCACAACTTATGGTTTCTATTCTTCCAAATATTCTATTGGGATCATCTTTATTTGTTGTTGTAGTTCTATCTGCTGTTAAATATAAACAATATGTAGAAGAATCCGCTCTGATATATGCTTCTACTTTAGTTACTGGATCTACTTCATATATCTTGTTGTAATTTGTAACTTCCGGAAGTGTAGCGTCTATTAGCATAGTTTCTTCTAGCTTATATCCTATATCTATTTTTAATCGTTTGTTTACTATAGAAAAATCTGTGTATACATCTTTGTATTGCCTACAGTTTATTAAAAAAGTGTGAAAATTATATAATCCATTATCTTCATCTATTGCAACAGACCCTTTTGTGTGGCTATGTATATATACATCTATGTAATCCAAATTTAATATTGTATCATCTGTATTTACAAAATTTTCCAAAATTGTATCTGCTATAAAATCCTCTATTCCAGTTTCTTGCATTTTTTCTTTATCTTTTAATATTACTTTTCTATCAAAAATATTGGATATATCTAAGGCTGGAACTGTCACACAAGTCTCATTTTTATTGATTGCTATATCTTCATCTACTACAAATAAAAATTGCTTATATAGTCCATTTAATACTAAATAACACCCTTTTTTTATATTATTTAAATTTGGTAGTACAAATTCACTTATTCCATTTGTTTCTTCGTCCAAATTTAGATTGTAATCACACACATTGCAAACAGACATTATGTCTAGTGTTTTATTATCTACTACATATAATTCCAATTACATCACCTACAACCCTAGTTGATTTTTTAATCTTACATAATCTGCAGAAGTTACTTGTCCATCGCCGTCTAGATCTGCAGCCTTGTATTGTTGTACTGTCAATGAAACTTTTCCCATCACATAATCCTGTATCATTTGTAAATCATTTTTATCAATGTTTCCATCACCATTAACATCACCTAGTGTATATTTAATTTCTTTTTGTTCATATTTAAGTAATACAATTTTATACTTATATTCATATGTTGCATCTGTAGTAGGATTTATGATATCCAATACAATTTTATCATCTTCTAAATTTAAATATCGCGTTGAAGCCCCATTCATTAAAGACCAAGAATCTACAAAATTTCCAACATAATTATAGCCTCTTAATTTAAGCATTTGCACACCACACGCAATAGGAACACAATTATCCTTATTAAACCCTTCTGGATAGTCTATATTTATAGTAAAGTTATTATTTCCTTGATCATTTGCATCTATATTGATATTCCCCTCTAGGACAATTATATTACTTCCAGATATATATTTAAATCCGATCTTTTTCACTAAGTTTGCCAGAAATTTCCAAATCACCATTTATTGTTCCTCCAGTCTTAAGTAGAAAAGCACTTCCATCTTTAATTCCTTCTAATTCAACTTTTATTTCTTTCAATAACTTTTCCGCTTCTTCATTCTTTTCTTTAAACAATTTTTCAAAATTATCGTTTATACAATTAAATAAACTATCCAAATTTAAGAACGTTCTTCTATCCTCAAAGTCAGTTATTCCCGATTCTGTTACTTTAAATCTTGCAAATTCAAATTGATATATGTTCCCGCCTTCAAATAAATTTTCTTGTTGCAAGATTGCATAGCTATTAGCGTTTTTTATCAATTTTATTTTTGCTTGATTAAGTGCTGTTTTCGTATTTTCCTTTGTTAAATCAATCTCACAAACAAGCGTATAATAACCAGTATTTGTAATATCTGTATTTGTTTCGTTTCCTATAATTTCAAGCAATCGACCCTTCACACAAAAAAACCCTTCTGAAATTGTAACCGATGTGCTTGTATAATTTAATTCACATCCTTTAGTAATCCCGCAATTACCTTGTAAAAATGTATCAATAAAATGTGCAAAAGCTTGTGCTTCAAATGTTTGTAATTTAAAAACATGTCCTCTTAACATAAATAATCACCTCTTTTAAACTGTTATATATTGCTCATAAATAGTTAGTTTTGCATTTAATATGTCTGTATTTGCCTCTAACTTAATCTCCGATGTTCCTTTTGGAAGATTAAAGAAATTAATGTTATTTAGATCTAATGAATTAAATAAATTTTCATATGTGTTATCTTTATTGATTTTTTTTATATACATATCATTTTCTTTTGTAGAATATACTATTTTCTCATTTTCATTTAATGTAATGTTAAATGTTACCTCATATATCTTTTTATTATTAACAATAACTTCCATTTTAGGATTTTCGATATATCCACCAATTTCCAATAAAAATGGAGCTTCTACATGTCCAGAATTTGAAAAGATAATACTTCTATGTTCGTAATCAGCAAAAATTGGATCCCAAACAAACTCCCATCGCAATTCATCTTCAACATTCTCTACATTGTATATTATATTATTTTGCTTATACCAAAGCGAGGTGCAATTTATTGTAATTGGAGTTGTTAAAATGTTAAAGTCATCCTCTTCGTTTTTTTCTAGCTCTGTAACATCTATATCTCTATAATACTCTATCCTATTTGTATTTTTAGGCACATAAATAAGTTTTAAACTAGTTGCACACAATATAAAATCTATAAAATTTCTATATTCATCATATGTCATTTCATAAAATTCAAGTTCTCCAGTTATTGTAGATTGCTCTATTTCCTCTTTGTTCTTTATAAATGTATTTCCAACTCGGACGTAATCATTGCTCTTTTTAAATCCTAAACCAGAAACATTATATAAAAATAAATTGCCATTTATTTTTTGACAATTTACTCTTTTTCCTATTTCATTTTCAAAGTAAAAATTTCGTATATCCTCATATCTATAATTCATTATGCTCTAACACCCCATTTTCTGTTAATATATTTGTATGCTCTATTTAATTCGTCATCCGTCATTTTTTGTGGATAAAAATTAACTACAATATTGCTACTTCTATTATCTATATTATTTCTTATATAATTTTCATTTTCTTTTTTTGTTAATATTCTCTCACCTTCATGCAATCTTGCTACATAACCATTGTATGGAACATATGCTAGACCATCAGCATGTGATCCTTTTATAGTACTTATTAAACCAGTAATAGTTCCTGTTTTAGTAATACTTTTAAATGTCGACATAAAACTATTTCCTAAGCTAGAACCTGCATCTTCCATTTTGGATTTCTGACTTTCTAATCCTGTTTTCAAATCTGTAGCAATACTACTACCTTTTTCTTTATAATCAACTGTTTCTATTCCATCAATTCCAACTTCTGCTAATAATTTGCCTGCCTGATATGTTTTATCCGTATTGTTATTCATTGTTGTGCTTGCAGCTGTTATCATGTTCATCGTGGAATTGCTCATTTGATTCGATTGATCAAATGCACTAGCGGTTTCAGTTCCTAATTCACTAGAAGCTGATTGCAGATTTACTGTTGTAGCAACAATTCCTGTAGCCTCTTCAATTTTTGCTCTTGTGGTTTCTGGCATTTCAGCAAGTGTGTTCGAATACACAACTACAGAAGCAGAAGCTACAGCTTTCCAAGCTTCAATTTGTTCGGGTGTTAGCTCTTGCGTTGCACTTGTCATGCTTTTTAATTTATTTGCTAGCTCCTCTATTGTTTTTTTATCATTTTCTATTTGGTTGTTATACATTTTTGCATTTGCTTCATCTTGTATTTCTGTTGCTTTGTTATAGTATTCTCTATATCTATTTATTTTTTCATTTAACAAATTTATCTGTGTTGTTATTTCTTGTGTTGCTGTATCCGTATCTTTGCTTAAACTAACCTTATTTCGTTCAACCATCTCTTCAAGTGACTCGGCTGTATTAGTAGTCATTAGTTGTAAATCATAATCGTATTCTGTTACAATATCTTGGCTATCCTTAATTATATTTTTTGTTTCGTTTATGCTTGTTTGTATTTCTGACATTTTATTTAATTCTTTATCATAATTTAACTTTGCTCTAGATTGTTGGTACAATGTTGTTGCAGATGTTAATTCATTTCGTGCATCAGATACTTTTTTTTCTTGTTCAACTAAATTTTGCTCTTCTTCTGCTAATTTTTTTTGACATTCAATTAATTCTTCTGTTGCTTTTGTATATAGCTCTTGTTTGCTTGTCATTATTGCACTAGCCTTCGCTTTCAAAATAGTTTGGTCAATTTGGTTTTGGATTTCTTTATAACTTTGTATTACATTACCATTTATTTCTATTTCTGTGCCAAGTGCAGAATTTAATTTTGTTACAATATAATTTGCTCTATCTTCATATCCTTCTTTAATCTTACCGTTTTCATCTGTAATTATTTTTAATTCATCCCACAAGGATTTATAGCCCTCAATCATCGTTAAATTTGTTGACAATTCTGTCTCTTTACTTGCCTTTAAATCTTCGAGTGCTTGTTTTTCATTCTTAATTTCTTGCGTATAGTCTTTAAGTTTTGTTAGATCCTGTGTATACACATTTGTTGCTATTTGCACACCTGCAACAACTAGCTCTGTTGCAGCATAAGCTGCTGTAGCTGCAATGGCAAAGGTTTGAAATCCCGATACATAATTACTTAAAGATCTTTGCCCTACTTTTACATTTGCTGTTAAACTACTAATATTAGTATTCATTTTTCCTAATCCAGAAATTATCCTTCCTCCTGTTGATAAGGTTGTTCCAGCTATTTTTAGTAATGGACCTATTGCAGTTGTAAGTGCAACTATTTTTATCGTATTTTGTTTGGTTTTTGAATCCAAATCGCTAAATTTCTTTATTGCCTCAGCAATCTTAGAAAGTAATGGTTTCGCTTGTTTTAATAAATCTCTTAATGATGGAGCTAATTCATTTCCAAACTCAACTCCTAATTTTATTGCTTCATTTTTCAACATTTTCATTTGTGATTCTGTTGTAGCATATCTTTTATTTACTTCATTTGCTAATGCTGTATTTTCCTTCCACGCAGCAGTTCCAGTTTCTATAGCATTATTAAATAAATCTCCAGCGTTTGCTGCTCTTAATAAAGAATCACGTAGTCTAACTTCTGTTAATCCCATTTCAGATAACATTGTTATAGCACTTTCACCTTTATCTTCGGCATGTCCTAACCCTTGAATAAATGCACTTAAAGCTCCTGCAGCATCCTCTTTCCACGCTTTTTTAAACTGTTCCGCTGTCATTCCGGAAACTTTAGCAAAATCTTCTAAATTAGTACCTGCTGTTATCATATTTTTTAACTCTGTACTTGTCATGTCCAAGCTACCTGCTAGTGCCTTAAAGTCTTTTGGACTATTTGCAGCTAACAATTCCATTTCGTGCAAAGACATTCCTGCTTTTTTTAGTACAGTTTCCATTTTTCCGCCACCTAGCTCAACAGCATTTTGCATTTTAACCATGGCCTTGCTAATAGCAGATCCACCCATTTCCGCTTCTATACCAACAGAACTTAGAGCTGTTGCCAGACCCAGAACTTGTCCTTCACTTAAACCAACTTGTTTCCCTGCTCCCGCAAGACGCATTGCCATTGCAACAATATCTGCTTCAGTTGTTGCAAAATGATTTCCTAGATCAACAATACTGGATCCTAATTTATCAAAGTCATTTTGTGACATTCCCATTATATTAGCAAACTTTGCTAGTTGCGAAGACGCTTCATCAGCTGTTAAATTGGTTGCTTCACCCAGTCCAATCATTGCCTCAGAGAAACTTAAAATATTTTCTGTTTTAATACCCAATTGTCCAGCGGATTCAGCCACACCTGCAATCTCTGTTGCAGCTGCCGGCATTCTTGTAGACATTTCCAATATTCCATCACTTAGTTGTTGTAATTGTTCATCCGTTGCGTCAACAGTTTTTGCAACACCTGCGAACGCACTTTCATAATCTATTGCTACTTTTACGCTTGCTCCAGCAATTGCAGTAACACCTGCACTTGCTGCAGTTAACCCTGTTCCAATTTTTCCAAGCTTATCTCCAACTTTAGTAATTTTATCTCCTGCCTTTTTCCAACTCTCTCCTAAGTTGTTTAAAACATCAGTTTGCTTCTTTAATTGTTCATTTGCTTCATTTAATGCTGTTTTTATTTTTTCTTGTTTAGTCTGAGCATCTGTTAATCTATTTGCCCATTTTTTTGTTTCTTCAGAGTTTTCACCTAAAAGATCTACAGCTCTTGCATATGCTTCTTGCGTATTCTCTACAATTTCTTTTTGTTTTTTATATTCCTCGTCTAGAGTTTTAATTTGCTCTTGCAATAAATTAGTATCATTTTTATTGTTTTTCATTTGAGCTTGATTTAATTTTAATTCTTTATTTAAAGAGGTTATTTGTGCTGTCGCATCTTTTATTGCACTTTTAAACCCTGTTACATCTGCTTCAAATTTTATTTCTTGTTTATTCTTAGACATTTCTTCACCTCTTAATATTCTTTAGGATTATTTAAATAGTTCTCAAATGCTGTTATGTTATCAGTTATATTCTCCAAGAAAGCAATATCACTTTCCCAAAATGTTTTCGGATCAATTTTATTTATGTGTACAAAAAAAACATACAAATCTGCTACACTGCATATTTGTATGTCTGGAACTTTATATTTTCTTTTCTCTCCGTTTCTTCGTAACTTTTATAAAACTTTCTTGGAATCTTAGTTTTTTCTTTTTATTAATAATTCAACGCCAATTTTATTTATTTCAAAAATATCTACATCTTCAATTAATTTTAAAAATTCATCAAATGTAATTTCTTCCTGCTCAGTTCCTAAATAACCAGCATAAATTACTTTATAATAATCAGAAATCCTAGGCTCTTTATCTTCACTAGCACCTCGAATTAACCCTAAAATATCAAAATCTTTATATTGCTCTTCAATTTTCAAAAGCGCCTTAGGTGTTATCTTTAAATTCACTTCTTTATCCTTAATTTTCATAATGTACTCCTTAAAATTATATTAATCAAAAATAAAAACGTCAGAAAATCGATTCTGACGCTTCGTTATTTTGTATTATTTTAGTTTATTTCTACATAATTCCCAATCAATAATGGTAATGTTACTTCTGCACCAAGTACGGACTCATAAGATGTATTTCCCTGTAGCTCTCCATATACAGTAATAATATCATCTTCTAATATCTTGCTTTCATTTTCATCCTTGTATTTATATCCTACCATTATAGTATCTTCGTAATAATCATATTTATTTTTAGTAACATTTAATCTTATTGCTACAGTTCCATCTTCTTCTTGTACTTGAACAACTTCACCTGTAAATTTTGCTCTTTTATTTATATAATTATTCGGATTTCTTGCTATTTCTTTAAATGTATACTCCTCACAACTATTCATGTATTCTTCCTTCGTTTCTTCTGGCTCAGTTATATCAACTTTCTCAGTGTTTTCACTAGAATTTGATTCGGATAAATTTGTTTGTGTATTTCCGCAACCTACAAAAAGTAATAAACTAAATAATAATATTATACTTATTCCAAATATTTTTTTCATTAACATCTCCTCCTGCAACAATTTTACACATAATTTCAAATTATTGCAAGAGGTATTTTTCGACAAAATTCGACTTATCCTTCAGTTTGCTTAACTAGCTCCGGTGTAAAATTAGTTAGCCACTTACTTTTTACTGTTTCATCCTCTAATTCACTTTCGTATGCTTCATAATAAAATTTATTATTACTATCTATCATTGCAGAAAATTCAAAGTCATCCATTGCGATTTCTGTTACTTCATTGTCGACTTTTACAGATAACCCTTTTGTATTTTCAATTTTAGGAAATGCTATGTATTTTATATTTCCATCCATATCAATAATCTTAGCAGTAAATGTAAACGGAGCAGAAAATGTGTCTGTTCCATATGCATATACTCCTGTTTTCAAACCTTCGTTACTTAATCCAATTATTTTACGAGATGCTGGAATTTTAGCATGTCCTGTTAAGGCTACTGTCATATCAGTTATTCGCTTTTTTTTCTTTACTACTACACCTTCACATTTTTTTACTACTTCCTCTGTGTTTGAAGATCCATCCAATGTACCAATGCAGCCAAAAGAAATAGCTGTGTTGTTATCAAATTGAATTGACCCCTCTTGTATTTTATAATTTTCAAATTCTTCTACTTGTTTCATTATATTTCCTCCTCAATTTTTTTATTTAAATGTTCTACTAAACCATCAATAACTTCGTTGCTTTTACTTTCTAATGCTTTGTTGAAAAATTCTTGCGCACCTTTTCTTTTCTGATGCTTTCCTCGTCCTTCGTCTGGAAATATCAAATACCCAAAATCTCTTGAGCGTGGCTTTACATGTGTCTGAATTTTAATTCCTAAATTAAAAAATATTTTATCTAGGCTTTCAGTATCTTTTGCGTGCATTTTAGGTGCATTCTTTACATTCGTTTTATTTTTATTGGATCTTGGCATATTTTTAAAAATTTGTTTTTTATAAATATCACTTGCCTTATTCCAAATGTAATTATTAGTTTCATATTCTGCCTTTTGAGGTAATACCTTCCATTTTTTTTCCAATTCTTTTATATTTTTAAACTCAATTACAAGTTCGTTATATTTAGACATTTTTCTCACTTCTTTCTGGTCTTTCAAAAATATAAGTATTAACATCTATCCAATTATTAGTATCAGCAAGCTGAAAATCGTCATTTTCTGCACTTATAAAATTTAAGCCAAGTTGTTCGATTTTTTCTATTATTTCGTAATCAGAAATTTTTTGTTCACCTTCGTAAACATAGGCAATTTCTATCTTTCTAACATATCTTTTGCATCCACTATTTTTTAGTCCTTTTCTTCTGAATATAAAATAATTATAATTTCCATCTAATTCATTTTCATAAATTCTTTTATTCCCAATTGGCAGATTAAATGTTTCTAGTGCACAAATTATTTTTTCATCACTCATTTATTTCACCTACTTTTTTATTTGTAGTTTTTTGCAAATATAAGTATATATTTTTGTTATCACTTGTATCTCTTTTTTTTACTTCATAAATGTCATTATCATTATTGATTTTTATTTTTATGTTTTCTGGCAAATTAGACATTGGTATTCTAACTTTTTTATCTATTGTGTATCCTAAGGAATCAGCAATATTATTGTCACTATCTCTAATAGTTACATTTGCAAATGGTCTTTTACCTACTAATTGTATTTCTTCTCCTATTTTTTCTTTTTTAGCATTCTTTATTACCTTTATAATTCCAAAATATAAAATCCCATCATTATAAGTTTCATGATATTCAGTTTTATTTCTTCCAAAATTAATTTTTGCCATACTTAACCTCCAATTTCAGGATATCCGCCAAATTATTCTCGATAAAATATTCCTGAGAATTATTCCAGGCATATCTAACATATGTCTTTAATAATGCTCTAGCTTGTAAATCATTATCAAAATCAATAGATGTGCCAACATCATTTTGTAGCACATCTATTCCTTGCCTTATTATGTTTCTTATTTTTTTATCAGTTTCATCTTCTTTCCACATTATGTTGCATTCGGCCTTAGATTCTTGAAAAAGAAGTTCATCATTTTCAAATTCGCTTTCAAAATTCATTTTTTTCTCCTTTAAGCAGTTTCTGTAGTAACACCAGAAATATCTAATAAAAAGAATGAATTATTATCTACAGCTTTTCCATTTGCATAAAGTTTAGTTATATAAACTCTTTCATCATCTAAAAATCTAAATTCATCTGAATATTCAACTTTTTGTGCCATTCCCACAGATAAATCATATTTTTCTGCTAATCCAATTACTGCTTCACCTATTTCTACTGAAGGTTCTTGAATTATATCTACTGGAAATGGAAATTGATTAGCAATATATTGTCCTAGTGCATTTTTAGTTGTAGTTATAGCCCAAACTTTTTCCCAATAATCAACTGGATTTACAACTAAAATTACTTTGCTAACTATTCTCTTACCTTTATTTGTAAGTTTAGCAATTATTTTTCCTAATGTTTTTGGTTCAAAATCTTTTATTGTAATTGCAGTTTTTCTAGGAACTGGTTGTCCTGGTGTTATAGCTGCTTCTAAATCTCTATCCATTCCATATGGTTGATTTACACCTGTACCAGTAACAATTGCTTTTACAAGCCCTGCAGATAAACTTTCTGTTAAAATTGTTCTTATGTAAGTTTCTAGCCAAGCTGGTCCTAAAACTAAGTATGCCTTGCAAATTGGCAAAAATGCACTTAATTTATATAATGTTGTAGATTCTTTCTTAAATCCAGCTTCTAATTCCTTCTTTATTTCCTCACATAAAGTTCCCCACCAAGCGAGTTCTACATCTCCAGTTCTTTTAATAGTTTCTGTAATACCTGTTACATTTTGTGCTTTTATTTTTTTCAATAATGGATGTGCTTCAACTAGTTCATCAAAAACTCTATTTATTGTTGTTATTGGCATTACAACATCTATATCTGTTAATGCTTGTCTAATATTATTTGCTTTCATTGCAGTTGCTAATTTTTCAAAATAATTAATCTCAGCACTAGTTAATTGTTTTTCTCCTCTATTAGTTAAAATAATCGTATCATTTTGTAATCTTGATTGCTCTTTTGATACTCTTTCAGCAACTTCTAAAGCAACACTTTGCATCCAATCTTCAATCACTTCAGTTTGTTCTTTAGTATTTCCATCATTAATGGCTTTTATCGCCTTTTCTTTAATCTCTTCTCTTTTTAAATCTTTTACACTCATTATTTTTCCTCCTTTAAAATTGCATTAAAAAAAGACTCAAAAACATTTTGTTTTGGTCTCTCTTCACTACATTCTTTTATTTTTAATTCATATTTATTTTCTAGCATTTCACAAATTTTATCAAAATTATTTTCATTTTTACTATCTTTATTAGTATTCTTTTGTTCTTTTAATTTTTTATTTTCTTCTACTAATTGTAAAATACTTTTTGTTGCTGATTGCTCAATGGTTTCTGAAATTGGCATTAATACATCTGCAAACCCCATTTTATAACATTCTTCTGCTGTTAGATATGTTTCTGCATCTAATAATTCAATTAATTCCTCTCTGCTTATATTTATTTTTGCTAAATAAGATTCAATAGATGCTTCCATTATTTTGTCTAAATCATCTGCTTTTTTTCTTAATTCTTTTGCATTTCCGTCTGTATAAGTCCAACAATTATGTATCATCATCATTGAATTTTTTGGCATATATATGGTATCTCCTGCCATCGCAATTACCGAGGCAATACTACAGGCAAAACCATCAACATATACATTTACTTTTGCTGGATGTTGTTTTAATAAATTAAACATTGCTATCCCTTCAATTACATCACCACCTAAAGAATTTATGTGTAGATTTATTTCTGTAATATCATTCATTTCTGTTAATTTATCTTTTAAACATTTTGCCGAATTAGATTCATCATCCCACCAATAATCTGCAATCTCTCCATACAAATAAATATTTATACTATTTTCAGCTTGTTGCTTAATTCTGTTCATATTCTTCATCACCTCCTTCAATTTTTTCATCATCATCATTTTCGACTGACATATAATTTTTTGTCACATAAGATTTATTAGCCCACTCTTCCTCAAGTTGTTCTTCTCCTAATTTATTTAATAAAACATTATGTTTAAATCCAATTCTAAATGCTTTGTCTAAAGAATCCGCTTCTTTAATCCAATTTATAAATTCTGTGGTTATTAAGTCCATTTTCACATATGTACCATTCAAAAATTGTTCTTTAGAATAGACTTTTCTGTTGACTTCCGTATTATACATTATTGCAAACGGTTTAAGTGCATGTGTCATATAGCTTTGCTCTTGTTCTTTAAGCTCATTTTTACTTCCATACAATAAATCAACTGGAATATTAAAAATAGATGCTATGTTTTCTAATATTTCTTTGCCTGCCTCTTTCATATCTGAAACTTTATCAGCATTTGTTTTTGTACTTTTATCATCCAGGCTTGTTAAACTAAATCCTTTAGGAAGTGTTAAAACATTTCTCTCCCCTTCAACGAACGGTTTAATTAAACTATCCACAAGATTTTGTAAATCATTTTCTTCAGCATCTTTTAAATTATTAGTAGAGCCAAACTCAACGATGATTTTACGCATCTTATCTCTCACATATGCGTTTTGCATTACACTTAAAATTCTGGAATAATTATTATTTATAGAATCAATTAAGGCTACTAGCCTTTCATCATTTAAACAAAAATACAAAACATCATCCATGTAGAATACATCTTTTAATGAATAATCATCTATTACGACATTGTCAAATTGATAATTCTTTAGAGCTAACTTTTCTTTATCAAAACTATCTGCAACAAATAATTCTCCATTTATTTCAACTATTAGTGCTTCTTCATTTCTTATAAGTTTTTTGAAAAATTTAAAATAAAAGTCATATTTATTTGAATTTCTATTTGGTGAAACATTTAGCTTATAATATATATTCTTTTTTACTTCTTTATGTTTTTCATATGTTTTTATTTCTGTAGAAATAAAAGAACTCGCTAATAAAGCTATTACTTTTCTTAATCCTAGCTCTTTATAGCAAGTGTCATTTATTAAGTCTATGCATTGACTTAAACATATCTGATTATTTTTGTTAAAAAAGTCCTTAATATAGTTTGTTGCATTTCCAAAAAATCCCAATTTCTCACCTCCTTAATAAGACTTTAAAAATTTCTTAAGATAATCTGTATCTATTTGTTGTGTTTCCTTTAATTCGCTTTGTATACTTACAGCATGTGTAAAAGCCATAAATCCGTCATTTTTTCTGCTCTGTTGCTCAATTTTTATAAATACTTTATTACCATTCTTTCTAGGCTCAACTGCTGTGTTATTTACATACCACCTCATTAATGTACTATCTCCAAAAATCAAATTATGATTCGAAAACCAATCTTCTAAGACACCGTACACCATGGTGTCCGTATATTCTCCGCTTCGAACAATAACAATTTCGCCTGTCTTGTTTGTTGCACTTCTTAATGTAAAACCTATATTTTCAAAAGCTTCTATAAAGTAATTTGCTTTAACTTTATCTAATGCAATTGCAATTAAATTATAATTTGCCATTTGCTTAAGAAACCATTCAACAACAATTTCAGGAGGAATTGTTGGAGTAGATATCCATGTTATTTCACCTTTTTTATCAGCTTCTTCAAGTACTTCTTTTTTTACTAACTTTAAGTGTGGACTATTTCTGTTGATAAAAGTATGTGCTAGCCATATTTTTTTTCCATTTTTCTTAAAAAGTAAACCAACTCCGCAAAAATCTCTAACACTAGCATAATCTATTCCGCCAATGCATGCCTCATTTTTCAAATCCGGTATTTCTTTGTTTGTTGCTTCTATATCTTCCCATCTTGCAACAGCCCTTGTTTCATCTTGATGTGGTATATTCATTCTTTTAGTCATAAATTCATGAAAAAGCGAAGGTCTTAACTGTGCTTTTTCAAATTCATCTATCATTGTATTAAATAAACCTTTAAACTCATTTAATGATGGGTTTGCTTTTATCCAATTGCTTGGATTTTCTACCTCTTTCTCATTATCTAATTTACATATAAAAAATAAAGTTCTTGTTTTCTTTATCACTCCAGAAAAAACATCTTGTGCTTCTTTTTTATAGTCATCGATTACTCCGCCTCTTATATCTCCATCTGTTGTAATATATGTAACCCTCCAATTTGGTTTTTTCCCTCCACCAGATGTATGCACTTTTATATTTTTATAATCTTCATATGCATGTATTTCATCGAAGAAAACATGTCCAGGTCTTCTACCATCTTTTGTTTTAGAATTACTTGTATTATAATTAATCGTAGATTTAGTTGTTTTATTTTTTATCTCTTCTAATGTTATATCAAATGCTTTCTTCAGTTTTGGATTTTCATCTATTAAATCATGTACATCGTTGAAGCTCGTTTTTGCTTGCGTTCCAGAGGTTGCAATTATATCAATGTCATAATTTTTTATTCCATGTTGTTTAGTTGTCTGATAAAATATTTCTGTGCTAACATATCCATTTTTACCAAATCCCCTTCCACCTAAAATAAAAAATTCATTAAAAACAAGAGAACCATCTTTATAATAAAGTCCATATTCACAAGCATCTAAAAACTTCTCCCAATCAAGAAGTTTGTAATTAAAATATCTTTCTTTTGTTACTATTGCTTTTTCAATTTCTTCATGTTTTATTACGATATCTTCTGTATCTAGTATATTTTTTAGCCACTTTACTAATTGCTTCTGCTCTTTGCAAGTTTTTATTTCTTGTTTTTCTACAATTTCAAACCATCTATCAATGTATTTGTTATACTTCATATTCTTCATCACCTGAATCTTTTACTTTAGGTTCGGGCGCTTTTATTCCTAAAAAATTTAATAATTTTATTGCTTGTAGATTAACTCTATTTAGTTCTGTTATGCTGTCATTTTTTTTATATCCCTCTTGTCCTCCCCCATTACACCAATAAATAGAGACTCCTCTTAATGCAATATCTTGATTTAATTCTTCTTCAATTTTTAAAAAATTCATATATTTTAATAATAAATCTTCCGTATATGCTGTATAATTATTATTCTTTATAAGCTGTTCTTTTAAATCTATGTATATTGTGTTGTTCTCATATTCGTTTGTTATTTTTTCTTCTTTTTTTTTGCATTTTTTTGAATTTTTTTCACTCATTTGTACTTCCCCTCCCCCCATTACACAAAATTAATGAAAAATTTGTTTTTATGACTAAGCTCCCCGTTCCTGAGGTTAGCGTTTCTACCCTAAAAGTTTTGATAGGGGGTATTTATTATTGTTCCGCTTCTTCTATATATTTAACTATTGCATCTACAGTTGCTTTATCGAACCTCATACTGCTACGACTGCAACGCTTATCTATTATGTTGTATGTCTCTTCTTTGTTTAATTCTTTTTTTAAATCCTTTATGCTATATGTTTGTCCACAACAATCTCTTAATACAGCATGTTTTATTCCTCTATAATAGTTATACATTAGCTCTCTAAATCTATTTATTGTTTCTCTTTCTAAATATGTTTTTTTATTTTTATTACTTATTTTTTTTAATTGTTCTATTGTATATGTCTTATTATATATTTCTAAACGCATTGTACTTAATGTCTCTGCATTAACATCTACTGTATTTGTATCTGTCTCCGCTTCTATCTGTTGATTCTTTTCTATTGTTTCTTTTTGCTCTTCATTTATGTTCCTTGTTTTTGCCATCTTACCATCTCTCCTCATTTACAAATTTCTTTTTCTTATTATTGTTGTTAAAATTTTTGTTATCTAATATGTTGTGATGATGCACACACACAGTTATTAGATTGCTTTCTTCATAGGCTAGCTCTGGATTTGTTTCTAATTCTTTTATATGATGTATATCTAACTTCTTTCTATGTTGTTTTATTGTTAGCTTTCCTTCTTTCTTGCATTCCTGACATTCATTATGATCTCTTTCTAATATTCTTTTGCTTAAGTTAATCCATGTAGAGTCTTTGTAAAATTTTTCTTTTTCTCTGTTTAATATTAATAATCTTATCTGTTCTGTTGTATACATACTTATTCCTTCTTGCTAAAAAATATGGATCTATAATATCCACTTATATTTTTAAATTTAATTTTATCGTTTTTATGCTCTTCGCACGGACAGTACAATACTTGCTCTATCTCTAATGTCTTGTCTTTAAATATGTCCGCATAGTTAAATATTTTAGCTATATTATATTTGTAACCCGTAAATATAAGTTTATCTCCTCTTTTAAATTTAGAATGCTCCATTTTAATTTCCACCTCGCAAACATTCGTTCTTAATTAAATATGGGCAATAAACTTTTTGCTTTTTTATACTTGTTATAACTAAAAAAGAACAGCCCTTACATTGTTTAGGTAACTGTTCTTTTATATTATTTAATTTTTCTCTATGCTCTGCTTTTTCTTGTGCTGTGTACTGCTCTGTTATTAATTTATCGTTATAGATTAGTTTTCTTGCACACATACTAATTCTCCTTCTATATTTTTTATTATTTTACAGTCTATGTTCTTATTGCAATTCTTACAGTTCTTTTCTTTAAATTCTTTTAATTTTTCTTCCATAACACTACACACCTTTCTAAAAAAACACTAAACAATAATATAATTATAGGATATATTAGATTCTATGTTATATTATTGTTTACTATATTTTTAAGACTTAACTAGGATTGTCTTATTTTGCATTTAAATACATTTTTTGAACATATATGGAAAATTATATATCAATTGCCTAGTATGTTGATATTATTAATAAATAAAAAAGAACTAGCTATGTTATATAACTAATTCTTTTTTTGGGTTGTTTGTTATGTGGATAATTGCTATTCAACGTCCTATTTTTTTATTCTGCAATCTTTTATAGATTTGCTATTATATTTATATCACATTTTTTATGTAAGATTCTATAGGTTTTTGTAGGTTGTTTAAATTTTTGAATATAAATATAGTGCTTCTCCGTGTAACTCACAAGTGTATTGCCTTGTATATCCTAAATCTTCTGCTACTGATTCCCAACTTTTTCCTCTAGTGTATCTAAAAAACAATATATTTCTATATGGCTGTTTTAAAGTTTCTATTTTCTGATCTATTGCAAATTTTTTAACTATTAAATCTTCCATTTTTTTGTTGCAATCTATTTTTAAGTCTTCTAGTCTGTTTATTCCATCTGCAAATTTATCTGTCTCTGTATTACTTGTATTTGTTTTTGTTATAGATAATGTAGTAGTAATTTTTTCTAATTTTGTCTTTAATTCTTCTGTATCGTTCATTTTTTCTTCTATATACTTAATATTTTCTCTATAATCCTTTAGCTCTTGCTTAGCTATTTCAATTTTTTCTTTTTCTTCCTTTGTTAATTCTTTTCTCTTTCCCATATGTACCTCCTAAATATTCTTAATCTTTATTTGTTACCGTTACTGGTATTACCGCTTCTGGTATGTAATGTACTTCATAGTGATATTTATCTACAAACGCTCCGCTTATATCTTCTACAACATATGTAGTATCTTGACTTAATCTTATAAAATGCTTTTTGTATTGATTTTGTCCTACTTCGCAAATTATTTCTAACTCATTATTCTCGTTGTTTTGTAAACTAAAATTCCCTGCAAACTCAAACATAATTTTGTCTGTTCTTGTATTTATTACAACTATTCTTCTTGTTACATTAAAGTTGTCTGCTTCTTTTCCTAAGTTTGTACTAACTTTATTTACTTCCGTACAACCTGTTAATATACATAGTAATATTGCTATACTTATTATAGTTAATGTTATTTTTAATATTTTATTTTTCATTTTTCTATATCTCCTTTTTTCTATAGTCTATTAATTTTTATAATCCTAATTCTTCTAATGTGTACGCTTTATTGATTTCCATATTTTTATACATTGTGTTCTTTTTAAAATTTGGCAAATTTATCGGATAATCATTTTTAATGTAAATTATTATATATTCTTTTTTTTGATTATCTCCACTATTACAAATTTCATTCTTTCTAATTCCTTTAACTTTATGTTTAAATGGTTTAATTACATTGCTTAAATATTCTTTTTCCTCTGCGTCTAGGATTTCTTTTACTTCCTCTAAATCATGGACTGTAAACCAATTCCAATCATTCTCTTTTATATATTCAATTCTATAACAAGCATTAGAAACTCCACTCGTACCAAAATCTTCACTTGTTATATTATTTATTCTCCCAATCTTCCCTGTTCTAATTATTTTTACTTTTTGCCCTAATTTAAATTTATTCATATTTATTCCTCACTTTCTAAACTTTCTTAATTCTCACGATTCTTTTACTAAATTCTTGTCTCTGTCATCTATTTTTAATTCTTTACTATTTGTAATTAAAGAAATTGAGTTTTCTTCTGCTACAATTACACTAACTCCTTCTCCGTTATTAATCCACAAGTCATAATTTTGTAATTCCTCTTCTGTAAGTCCATTTAAGATTGCTTTTAAATTTTTTAAAACATTATTCATACTTATTCCTCACTTTTTAACAATTCTTGTAAAATCTGTTGCAAGATGTTTGCAACTTCTTTATCTATAATTCTTTGAGTTTCTAATCAATCTGTCTCAGATAAATAATTAAAATTATGCATTTTTACATCAAATATATCTTTTATGCTAGCTTTTATATATTCTTCTTTTCCTATTATTTCTAAACTTTTTTCCATAACTTCATTTTTAAGTTGTTCATTTTCTTCTTGTAGTTTTTCTATTAGATTTAATGTTTTACATACTGTATCTAGTATTCTAGATTCCTCGCCAACTGTTACCCCTTTTATTTCTACACTTTCATCGTATTTTTTACATCTTTCTATAAATGTTTCAATATTCTTCTTTTCTTCCTTGGTCAAAAAATCACTCCTTTTTTGCTTTATTTTTAAAACATTCTTTTATTGATTCTGCTGTTAGTATATGGAAATTCTTGTCTATAAGCAAATTCTTACTTTCAATATACTCTGCCATTAGCTCTATTGTTTTATCTCTTAATTTATTATCTTTTAATACTCTTTTATAGTTTGTTAAAATATGTTGCATAGCTTCTGGTATTTCCAAATCTACTGTCTCCCAGCCACCATTTTTAAAAAAATTACTATTTGTATCGTTTATGGCACTATTTGCTAAATAATTTTCAACTTTTTTTATATCTTCTTCTATACTATTTTCTTTCACTTAAAACACCTTCTAACCTATAATATGTTCGTTTTTATTAAAACAATCTTCATGAAAAAAGAACAATGTTTTATTTTCTATATCATATACACATCCTGCGTCCTGTTTTTTTAATAGTTGTTTACAATATTTGCATATAACTGTTTCTTGCTTTTTTTTGTATAATTCTTCAGCTTTTTCCTTTTGTTTATTAATTCCATTGTTAAAATTTTTATATTTAAAATAATTCATACTCTTCTCCTCTACTTTCTTATTTATTGCTTGTAATTCTTTCATAGTAATGTCTACGCCTAATTATGTATCACTCCTCTCTAAATCATAAACTCTGTCCCTTTGCATACTTCTTAACATTGATGATAATATTACTTCTTTATCTGCTTTAAGTTCTTGCTTCCTTGCTGGTTTTATACAATATAGTTCTTTTAATCCATTTGTTGGTTCAGCATAATATTTTGTCCATTTATTGCCCAATAAGTCAATTTTTTCTTCTTCTCTTTGCTCCAATTTATCTATTGCTACAAGAACTCCTATTTCTGGTGGTATTTCTTTTTTTACTTCTTGATATAATTTATATGGCATTACAAAATAGTTTTTGTTTCCTATAAACGTTAATTTATTTTTACTATGAAAATCTTGTTTTGATTGTTTTATCTCATAGCAGTAAGTTTCTCTTTGACAGTTGTACATTATACAATCTACTATTTCTTTTCCATACCAACCAATCGTACATTCAAAAACATAAAACTCATTTCTTTTATTAAAACGGTTGGCTAATAATTGTTCTAGTCTTTTTGTAGTTTCTGTTTTCATATCTTATTTACTCCTTTACCAATTTTCTGCCACACATCGGGCAATAATTTATTTGAAAGAACTGACTTGGCTTATATCCATCATTGTCTTGTCCTTCTATTTCAACATATAACATATATCCCCAAGACTTTTTTTGATTAATAATTTCCATATGCGTTTCTTCTTCATTGTCTATATCTAATATTCTCTTATTATTTATTATCTTTTTACAGTATTCACACATTGTTTACTCCTTTACTACTAAATTCGCTTTAATTAAATCTTGTATCCATTTCTCTTCCAATTCAACTTCATCATATCCGAATATTAATGTAAATCTTCCTTGCTTTATTTCTCTTTCATCTTCATAGATAAATAATTTATGTTGATTATCTGACAAATACTTGCACCAATATTTTTCTCCATCTTCTCCTTCGTATTCAAACCCAAACTTTTCAAGTTCTTTTAAATCTACATCATCTCTTATTTTTGACATATCTATTCTTCTCCTCCTTTATAACAATTAGCCTCAAACTGTTCTTTTGTTAGTATTGTTTTTATGTCTTCTACTAAAATAAAATTTGTATATCTACTATCAACTCTTATTTCTATTGGTTCCCACAAATCTCTTGGTTTATGTATATCTAATACTTTCATTCCATTTACTATATCTCCACCTTCTATTAAGTCTATTAGTTGTTTGCTATGTTTTACTATGTTTTTACAGGAAATAAAGCCTTTTTCTGCTTTTATATATTTTTCCATGTAGCAATTATTGCTAACAACTTTATCTATTTTTCCATTTTCAGTTCTAACATACTCTCCTGCTTCAATTACATCTTTCATTTTTCTACCCTCCACAACTTATCATTAAAACCACTATAGTGCCTATAAACCAACCAAATGCTATTGCACTAAAAGCTATTGCTAATAATTGTAATATTAATTTAATCTTGTCCATTTTATCTACTCCTTTTTTTAACTTACTTGCAAATCTTTTAATCTTGCACGCTGTATTCTTCGTCTTTCTTTGTCATACATTCTTCTGCAATCTTTGCAGTAGCTATCTGTATTTATGTATATCTTGTTGTTTACTGTATGCTTATTTTGCCTGTATTCGCTTATGTTTTTCTCTATATAACATATTCCACATATTTTAGTATTCATTTGTTTCCACTCCTTTTTAAACCTTTGTAATTTCTATTATGGTTTCTTCTCTACCTTTTTCATAAATTATTCTACTTCCGTCCCAACTTTGCAAAATGTTGTAATTATCGTCTTTTAGCACTTTGTATTTAACCAATATGTCTGCTATTGCATTCTCTAAATTTGTTAAATCTCTTTTGCGTTTATTTGAAACATAGAACGTACATTTTAGATTTACTGGATAAGTTATATTATTTTTATATTTAATTAAAAATTTGCCACATTTTCGCTCGAAATTTTTATATATTTCTGACTGGCTTATGAATAATTTTCCAGTTCGTTTATTTACTAAAATTTGTTGACTGTTCTTTTTTGATCTGCACATAAGCGGTATTTTTATTATCATGCTTGTCCTCCAATCCTTTTAAAATGTTTGTTCTACATATGTATTTAGGCTCTGCTTGTCTTTTATTTATTGTACTTAAACCTTTTAGTGTTTGTATTAAATCTCCTTGGATCATTTTATTGTTGTATTTTCTTGTAAATATTTGTATTAATTCCATTTGCTCAATATCATTTTTTATTTTTCTTCGTTTTGCTCTAACATCTTTTAGTAATTTGCCAGCTTTGGCATATCCTCCTGCATTTAAATTTCTTGCTTCTATGTAATGCAATATGTCTTGCTGTTGCATATCTATTTCTTTTAACTCCTCATTCTTGTTATTTAGTTGTTTGTCTGTATTTTGGAAGAAATTAAGCATATATTTTAATAATTCCTCTGCTTCCATTAACACTCCTCCTAGCTTGCTATTCTATATATTGCAACACCTTTGCCTGTTATATTGTCTGTTTTTCTGCCCACTATAACTACTTGCCTTTTATCTAGTAAACTAGTTAATCTTGGACTCGCATTGTTTCTATCTGGTGTATTTGTGTAACCGGCTAAATACATCTCTTCTGCTATCTCTCTAGCTGTCCTTTCTATTCCATCTTTTAAGATTTCTAGTACTTGTGCTTCTCTCTCGGTTATATTTACTTTTATAAAACTTTCTCTTCTAGTTTCTCTTGTTATTTCATTCATTTGTTTTCACACTCCTTTAATTTGCATAAAATTTGTTAAAATCTATATTTTCATATTCTCTTTGATCATAATTGCCATATTGCATTCTTTGCTCATTCCCTCTTATTTCTGCTATTGTTGGCATAAATGTATTTCTTTTTATAATTTCATTTATATTTGTTAAATATTTATCTTTACTCATATCTTTTAAATTACTGTAGTATAATTTAAGTTGATTTACAGATAATTTTCTATTGTAATTATCTTGTAATATATTTACACCTTCCATAAATTCTAATTTAGTCATTTAAAAACTCCTCCTCAGCAGTTAACTTCTTTTGCTTTAATGGAAATATTCCTTGCCAATTATTCATAATTGAATTATTAAGTATCTCTATTTGCTCATCTATATCTGTTGTTAATTTATATAATTTATTAATCATTAACTCTAACCCTCGTGTAGTTAGCGGTTTTTTTATTGCTTTTCTCATTTTTATAAACTCATATACTGTATTTTTTAATTCTTCATTAGAAAAATTATTATTGATTAAGTCATCTAGTTCGGTTAATTTTTTTTCTTTTTTATTTTTATTACATTGTTTCATTATTACATTATTTATATTATTGTTAGTGTTCACTTGTTGTTCAGTTGTTGTTCGTTTGTTGTTCACTTGTTGTTCATTTTGTTGTCCAACTTCTTGATAAATATTCCAATTAACTATTGTGATTAAACGGTTACGCGGATTTGTTTGTTGTTCAATTTGTTGTTCATTTTCAAACGTTTTTAAAATTCTTTGCACTTTACTTTCTGAAATCTTAAATTTATCTGCTATACTTTTTCTTCCTGTTATTAATTGTCCTTTACGTAAAGTTATTCTTTTGCCTTCAAATGTAACATCATATTCTTTATGCGTTGCACTTAATAGCAAATATATCCATACTGAAACGTAATCACTATCTTTACAAATAATTGGGTTATCTAACATCTTCCTGTGTAAACTAATCCACCCTTCCACATTCTCTTTTGCTCCTTTCTGACAACTAGAGCTTAGCTCTAGTTATCTAAATAATTTTTTCCAAATATTTGCACAAAGTTTTCTGTTTTGTACTGCTTTTTAAATACTTTTTGTCCAACTTTGTGTAATTTTTCTTGCAAAGTTTTATTATTTGTTACAGAAATATGGCATTTTCTACAAATTGGTATAACTAATCCATACTTCATGCTAAGTTGCCTATTTTTACCTTCGTAAATTTCGTGTAGCTCTTCTTTTTTTGCCTTACATAAATAACATTTTTCTAAATCTTTTGTTATTATGCTAAATCTATTCTTTTCTAGTTTTGCTAACTTCTTGCTTTTCTTTTTTATCTGTCCACTTTTTATCGAATTTTCTGTGTTCTTCTGTCCGCTTTTCTGTCTTATTTTTGGGTGCTGGATTAAAACTATTTCTT